CGTCTTCCATCAACACTTTGGTCAAGGCATATGCCAAGCCATAGATTTGATAGATGAAACGGGTGATATACAGTGTACCGCCTTGATCGTACGACACTGGAGTGCCGTCGGGCATTGCGGGAGCTGCATTCATACCATACAACATCACTTCTTCGTGATAGTTACGGGGAATACCTTGGATTTGCTCAACAAATCCTTTCCATTCGTCATCACGTTGTTCATAAACACCGTCAAAGACTTCGTTGATAATCGGTTCGACTACCGCACGAAAGTCCGTACTACGCATTGGGGTTGCCATGCTTATCTCCTTTCGTTAATTAATTAAACCGATACCGAAGCGGCAGCGAATTGGTTATTGCAGATTTGAACTTGCACGATGGTGTAAGCGTCACCCCAAGCGTTGTTATAACCGCCAGGATAAGCCACTTCGCGGCCCAAACCAACAACACGAACTTGACCTTGGTTGCCAGTACCGACAGAGGTAGCCAACAAAGCAGTGGTCGAGAAGCCAGCGCCGCCGTTACCGATGGAATAACCGTCAGTCACAGTAGAACCAGTTGTGGTGTCAAAGTTGTACTCTGTACCAATAGCTGCAGTAGTTGCAGAACCGTTAACTTGAGCTTCATACACCAATGCGGGATCAGAGAAGATCCAGAAAATGATGTTTGTAGAAGCGTCCAAAGTGGTTTTCGAGGCATATTTAGCCACGGAACGACGACCGTCAGAGTTGGTATACTCGACGCCATCAAACACACCGAAAACTTTGCCGCTAGAAGCAGTTTGGTTAGCGATAGTCAATTGACCAGTGGTCGTGATGGCCACAGGTTGGAATTGAAAGAAAGATTGGCCAGACGACAGTGAGTACGGAGCGGTATAGGTAGTGCCGGGATTGTAGGTATTAGTACCTGCAAATGCCGTAGCACGATCCAAACCACTTGGATGGTACACTGGCTTCAGACCAAAGGGTTGAAATACTGTAGACATATTTTTCCTTTGTTATTTTTGAAGTTTGTTAATCGAAACGAACGTTCATACCGTTCGCTCGTTTGGTTTCCTTTTCCATTTCCAGAACACCGCCTTCAAGAATTGAACGCCCGCCTTTTCCAGCCTCTGCAGCGCCACGGACTTGGTCCATAATGCTACGTTGGTGTTGAAGCGGATCTTCCAAGTGGAACATTTTCATCACTTCTTGATAGATGTCTTCTGGTAATTTAAATAAAACCATTTCGTTACAGCTAACACAGCCTTCAAACTTGCCCGAGCTCATCTTACCTAGCGATTCAAAGCCAACTCCGAGTTCTGCGGCTTTCACTGGTTCATAACCCAACGCCATGCGTTTGTCGATACTGTCATATGTGTTGGTTGTTGACAACCAGCACAAGTGCATTCCGGGGATTAATCCCTTTGGAATGTCTGGCAAAGCAGAGTTTTGCCATTTATCTCGGAACGCTTCGAGGCGTTCCCGTTTAGATAACTCTTCAGGATTTTCGGTACGTTCACGGGCTTCATGCGCTCGTGCAATCAAACGATCATCCACATCTCGTGTAATTCTTGAATTAGACATTTTATTTCTCCTTATGCGTTACGGTTTTCACGGTCAAATTTGGCGTAGGCTTTAATCATTCGAGCCCGTGCTGCTGGATTATCCCAAGCACCGGCATCTTTGATTGCCTGAACACGATCACGACTCAACGTGATGGTGTTTGCTGACTTCACACTAGGGCTGGCAGTTCTGCCATTAGCCTGTGGGCCAGCATTACGCTGTTGTCCCGTTTTACCTGCATAACGATGCGGCAAACGTGCCTTCAAACGATTATCTAACTCATCCCAATACTCAGAGTCAGACGGATCCCATCCATCTGCTGCTAATTCTTGGTCAATAACCTTGGCGATCTTGGAATCAGTATCCTTTGCACCAGGGTCATACCACTTATTTTTGTTTAGCCAAGTTTGTGCGTTACGCTGTACCTCATCAGACACAGGGTTAGGCACATTTTGTTTGGGCCTTTTAGCTTCTTCCAATTGTTGTTTTTTCAACGCTTGGACTTGGCTCAAACGAGTCTTCGCATCTTGCAATTGTTCCAAGTATTGAACTTGGCCAGCTGCATTATTCTGTTGCGAGGCCTCTAACAGTTTCATTTTGGCATATTCAACACGAGTTGCCTCGTCTTCAATCGCCTTATCCACTTGAGCAAACTGGTAAGATGCTGCAGTGTTCTCCACCGCTGCTACTCGCCTAGCCAACTCTTCATTACGTCGCTCTAGCGCCGCAATTTTATTCTTTGCTGAAATTTCGCGCTGGCGGGCCAGCTCTTTTTTCAGATTTCGTTCTTTACGACGGGCTTCGCGGATTTTGTCACGCTCATCACCACTATCGTCATCCGATTCTTCGTCTGCGTGGGCCTCTTCTTCATGATGCTCTTCTTCCTCGGCATCTTCTTCGGCTTTTTCTTCTAATTCAAGCTCTTCTTCAGCCTCAATAGCAGCAACAGCAGAACCGTCTTCTTTTTCCTTTACAGGAAAGATCTTTTCATCTTTTTCTGACATACTTTTTCCAAAGTTAATTAATCAACAAACGCTTTCATGCGCTGGGCAAAATCAAACGAGCGAATCTTGGAGATAATCTCGCGGGCTTGAAGTGTAATAAACACCACAGGAGCGCCACCATCATCAGGATTCACAACAAAACGGTCACCACCATATTTAATGGTACGAACCAGATCGCCAACTTGACACCAAGGGCCTTCAGGCCAAGGTTCCAGCGTGTCGGGGCTCTTATAGGCCAGCGGGCCAATCCCAATCACTTTGGCTACAGTTTCGTTAAACCGCAACGTTTGCTTGGTTTCATCAACCAAGATAATTCCACCCTTACTGGCTGTCTTTTCTCGGCGCAATTGCACCAATACTCGGTCACCAAGGATATCAACACCTGGATCTACAATCGGAAAACATTCCAACTCAGACCGTGTGTCAGGATCATCCTTCTTGTTATAATCAATTGCCATTCGGCAATCCTTTCTAGGCTATTCAGCCTCGTCATCCTCCGAAAGTAACTCATCAATGAGGAGTAAGGCTTCGGATACGCCCTCTCTTTTTCCTACAAGCTTTTGGTATGAATCAAAGCTATGGATATTAGTACCGGATGCAATAACTTCGACTAATTCTTTATCAACTTTTTTAAGTCGATGAATTAATTCTGAAATTAAATCTTTCATATTACAACTTATGCACAATATCGGGGCAATATGCCCCAAATATTAATAAAAGTTGCCGTGACCAACTTCTTTAAGGTTTTTATCAGGACCAATTTTCTGGCTTTTGGTCAATTTGGCTTGAGCTGCGCCAATTTTCCAGTTATTATCGCGGTGTGAGCCGCTGGGTCCTTGTTCTACCTTTTGATCGGGGCCGCCAGCATAGCCGGGGGTGCCAGTCATTTGATACGATTTGCGAAAACCGAGGTTCTTGTCCATTTTTATTGTCCTACTGGTGGTTGCTGGGGTTGTTGAGCCGGTTGCGCGGCCTGTTGAGCAGCCTGTTGCTGCATTGTGTTTTGATGTTGCGCCTGTTGTTGGGCAGCTTGCTGTTGTGCTTGGGCCTGTTGGTTAACTTGTTGGGCCTGTTGTTGGAAAGCTTGCTGCTGGATTGCTAAACCATGCTGGCGAATGTCCTCATTGGCCGCATCGATAGCCTGAGTGGCCGACATATCCTGTTCGTGTTCCAATTGCAGCTGTTGCTGGTCCATTTGAGCGCCTGCTGTGATGGTTGCAATCCGTTCCCGAGCAGAATTGTTGATGTTAGCCATCGCAATGTCAGTTGCATTACGTTGGTTGTCAATACTTGTCTGTGTTTGGTACTTGGTTTGCAAGTCAGCAACCTTTTGTTGCAACTCAGCGACCCGAATTTGGTATTCTTGCTGGTCTTGTTGCATTTGGGCTTGCAGTTTGGCTTGTGACTCTTGTGCTTTACGTTGCGTTTCAGCAGTTTGGGTCTGCACCAAAGCTTGCGCTGTCGGATCTTGCATCGCAGCTTGTTGTGCTTTCGACTGCTGCATTTGTTGGACCTTCTGCACCATGTCTTGCAACACGGGTTGGATGGGCTGGAACAATTGTTGCGAATCTTGCGACACCAATTGAGCTGCCAAGGCCAGTGCTTGTTGGGCTTCAATGTCCAAAGCACGTTCTTCATGCAATTTGAAGGTGTCTTTGCCGCCCGCTGCTTGGGCAATTTGGGCCCGCATCGATTGCAAATAGTGCAAAGTCAAATGTTGCTTGATGTGATCCAGTGCCAAAGGCGTAAAAACTGGGCCAATCATGGGGCTGCTGCCGTAATTTGGGTCTTGGTAGTAGGCCATATGCACTTTGATGTGCGACAAATGATCTTGATCTGGGTAAGCAGCCGCTGGACGGCCCATTGTCATGGACACATTTTCCAAAGCTGGGTTGGATTCCTTGACACCTTGAGGATTTGGCAAAATTTCCTCAACGTTTGGCACTTTCATTTGGTTTAACATACGGCTGTACACAGCACGAATGTCAAACATGCCTGGAGGCGCAGAGGTTGCCATCTGCAAAATGGCTTGAGTCTGGGCCATTCTCTGAGTTTCAGAGAAAATATTGGGGTCCGACACAGGGCGAATATCGTTGTTGTCAGCAAAATGGCGAACTTCAACCTCAGTGCCGGACAAATTGTCCATTTCTTCCAAGTACCAGTGATTGATACGGGAAAGAATATTGAGCGATTTAGCCTGTGCTCGGTGCAAGCGTGAGTGAATGCTTGAAAAAACCTTGGCTCCTTGCTCAATCAAAGCTTGAGTCGTGCCAACCGGAGCGTTTGCATTGATGTCACCGATTTTTTCTTCGCTTGTGGTGACCACTCCCTTGGCAGCATCTGTCAAGAAACCAAGTAAATTGTACAAAGTGCTAGACGGTTGGTTGAATGGCAACGGCATCGCCAATTTACGAACGTCGTCAACACCAGGTGAACCTTCAATTTCTACAACTTGGGTAGGCTCAATTCGATCACTTTGTCCAGAAATGCGTCCACCCTTGAGCTTAAGCATAGTCTGACTATTGCTAATGTGAGCAGCGTCCAGCAAAGCCCGAAGAGCGCCAGTAAGAGCGGCGGCAAGGCCACCAATAAGGTGAGGCAACCCAATAGCATACGCACCGCGCCAAGGAATAAATTTAAACTCGACATACCAATCCAGTTTAGTTAACTTCTCATCACCATACGCCCAGTTGCGGCGGATAGCCAGAATCTTGCTGCTTACTTCGTCAATCGTAATGATGTAAGGAGCGCGGCGACCTTTTGTTTCTTCGTCGTCTTCAAGTCGTTCGTAGCATGTAATTTCGAAGATTCGTCGAATGCCATCGATGTTAACAGACGGCATAGAACGACCTTCGATTTTGTCGTTTGCTTTTTGGGACTGTGTTTGGTCGTCAACGCTGATGTTGTCATAGAAACTCGCATTCTCCAAATCACGGTAGATACCTTGATCCACCCGTTGAAGATAAGTGTCTTCCGTGATATCTTGGACTTCAGTTGCTCGTTGGGCCGTATAAAAATTTGTTGCTGCATATGGCAGCAAAACATTGTCAATCGGAATCCATTCACACACCGGACGTTTTTGCTCTTCGTCAAAACGCCATTTCAAATATTGCGAACCGCCCAATGGCAATTGGGTCAGCAGTTGTTCCATCTCATCGCGGTACTCAGGGATTTGCTCCGAGAGTTGCCAGTTCATAAACTGGACTTTATGTTCAGCTACTTCTTGTCTGTTAGTATCCGCAATGCCTTTAATCTGCGACTTAACAATGCCTTCTGGTGGAAGAAGTTCTTTAGAGCTAGATGCAGCAAAGTCCACGCAAGCTTCTGCCATGACAGGATGCACAACCTTAGAAGCGCCATCAAAAGTTGCACCGCCAGGAGCGTCTTTGCCAAGACCTGTACGACGCAGTCCATCTTCGTACTGTTTATCACGCTCTTTACGTGCTTCTCGGTCAATGTCAATATATTCAAGATAAGTGTCGGCCAGCGAGGCAAGGAGCCCGTCATCCATTGTCTCTGCCAAGTTGGCATAGAACTCGGGTTTCTCTAATGGGCCATCCGTCTTTTTAAAATTTACAATAATTGAACCATCTTCCAGTTCAATAACGTCTTCGTCTAAACTGTCTTCTTGGTCATCGGAATCTAAACCCAATTCGTTTTCGATACCCTCAACGTAATCTTCTTGTTCCTCGCCCAACTCAACATGGTTGTTGGTTGCCAAGCCAGGAAGATTCAAACCTTGTTGAAGCGGAATAATTGGTTGCGCCATATTTATTTAAACCTTGGGGGTACATGACCGGCAGCAATCATTTCATGCTCCATTGCTACCGGATTTTTGTTTTCATTAAAATGAATACGCACATGTTCCAATTCATGTGGCTCCAAATCCCGACCATATTCCCGTTTGAAAAATTCAATGAATCGATCCAACTTGCTTTGTTGAGTCGAACCGCCGCCAGCCAAGGCAGGAATGCCAGCGGCTTGGAACATCATTTCTTGGGGCGTTTTAATTGGATTCATAATATCTATAACTACTAATGCACAAAATCAAGCCTGTGTGCCCTATTGTGCGTATGGGTTATATCTTTTTCTTCCAACCTCATCGGCATAATCATAGTCGCGTGGTGGTAGCGGATCCAACATGATCCACCCCGAGTCACGCAAAACCCGTAACGCTTGGGACAATGAATCCACATAATCATCATGCCCGCCCGATTCTGGAAACGAACACACTTGGCGCAAAAACCGTTTTGACCAATCTGCCGGTTCTTTCAATCGTTTTGGGTCTTCAGGGATGTACACCTTGCCTTTAGCTATCAAGGGGGCCACAATGTTCATACGCTGCACCTTATCAGCTCGGCCAGGGTTGTATCCCCTGATTGGCACACCAGCGCCTTGTAGCTCTTGGATAAGGCTAATACCCGCCGACTTATCTTCCATCAAAATAAGGTCGGCCTTCTTGCCTTTCGTAAACTTATTGTCGCTGCCGTACACCACTTCCTTAAAATCATTAACGACCCGCTTTCTAAGCTCGGGGTAAGATAGGTGGTTGTCCCATGCGTCCAGCAAGATCACACAAGTCCCAACGTCTGGCCGCTCAAAGATCCCCCACACCGTACATGCTGTTGGGTCATTGTGGGTTTTTTCTGATGTGGCAGGATCGTATGACGCAATCACATACTCCAAATCCGGTGTCTCTTTGTCTGCTGGCCACAGCTTGAACCATTTGCGCTTGACGATACCAACGTCTTCCGGATCCAAGATCTCGCCATAGATTTCTTGTTTGCCCAGATCCGTGCCTTCGTATGTCTCCAGCTGTTTGAAGAACGTGCTGGACAAGTTCGCTCTGTTATCATACGATGAGGCGTTCACCATGTACACATCGCCACCAACCTTACCCTCGGCCAGATCCACAATCAATTCCCGTGGCTTGGGGGTTGTTGTGATGATCTGCTGCACCCGCTCAATCTCAGGGTGGCGTAGACGCAGCGTAAACTGCATCTGATCATACGCATCGTCCAAATACTCAAACGCACACAACTCATCGGCCCAAGCGCCGTGGAATTGCTTACCTCGATACCGTTCTGGTTCCGAGGCAGGGATGCCTTGAATCAACGACCCATTGATCAACGTAATCTCAGACAACGACTTATTGTAGTCCTTGATCAGAGACTTGGGTATGATATTCAGCAATCCCGAATCCCCTTCAAAGCAAGTTGCCCGGATGTCGTTTGATGTAGGTGCTGTAACGAGCCATCGGGTTCCAGCATGTTTCCAAGCTCGGATCCCCACCCAATTACTTGCCGTGAATGTCTTTCCAGATCCTCGACCGGCAAGCATGAGGAATGTATCATACTCATTATCATCAGGCTCTCTTTGGTGCGGGAGCGCTTGGATTTGCCAGCGTACTTGCCATAATGCCGCATCAAGTTCTGACTTGGGCCAATGTGCGTTGTTCTTTGCAAAGTCTGCAAGTATTTTTTCCTGTTGCTTAGTTAACATATTGCTATAAACCCTTCCGCCGCCAAAAATGTACCACCATCAGTTTCAATATGCACACACGGCATGGGTTCCACTTCTTCAATTGCCGTTATAAATCTTCTTGTATATGCAACCCTTCCAATTCTCTTTTTTGTTTTATACATCAAATCCATACCAGTCCTGAAATATATTTCTCTGGCAAGATGATATTCAGGAGATTGAATCTGTGTTGTCACTATTCCAAGGGATTCGCACAAACCCCGAAATAAATGTGCTGCTTGAAAATTACGAGTCCTAAAATCATATCGATCTTTTTTTGGATCGTATGCATTAAACCGGCTCATTAATAAACCACGCAATAGTTCCATTCGTTGTTCAACAGAACCAAAATAATATTCTATTGGCAACTCTTTTGGAATTGTGGTATAATAATATTGCAACTGTTTAAGTATATTGGGTTCAGGTATTAATGATAGCTTTAATTTAATCTTGCATTTATAACCAAACTCCGCAACCTTGTTCTTAACAATTTCTAAAGTATCTGGTTTGCAGTTTAGTTTATTGGTCCTGACTTGGCTACCGTACCAATACCCCGCAATAAACGGCGGTACTGGAAAATCTTCGTGCTTGTATTGAATTGGTTTTGTGGCAGGAATAGAATACTCCAACCTGTTGCGTTCACAGCGCAAACCAAGTTCCAATAATTCGGGGATTGTAAATCGTTTGAGTTTTTGACGAAAGCGTTGTATGTTCTTGCACCGGTATAGTTGATGCCGATACCGTTCGTTCTCAACTTCAAAAGCAAGATGCTTATCGCCCTTGATCACAGACCCATCATGCAGCGTCACCTTGTACATCTGCTGTGGTGTGTATTCTTGAACCAGTGTGACTTGCTTCGGTAGTCCATCCGGACCGTACAAATAGTCTCCTGGCTTAATGGTTCCAGCGGGTGCCCAGCTCTTCAGCGTGGGTACTGGAATGTTTGTTCTGATCGCCATTGTGTCCTTTTCGTTTATCCAAACGAATGTCTATATCCACTAATGCACAAACAGACTACCTTTGTGCCCCAACCTTCCAAACTTTCTTCTTTTTTGTACCAGTAGTATGGGTAGTACCCCTTTATTCTTATTTTATTTAAAAAAATAAAAAAATAAAAAAATATTTAATTTCCCCAGCAATACTCAAACTAACCCATACTACCCAGACAACCCTGACAAACTTACAGCTAACTTACAAATTCTAGATGAGAACTATTCTCATTAAAATTTCATGCAATTTTTAAAAAAAAATTTTAGGAAGTCGTGTTTTTACAGAAAGGTGGGGTGGGTTACAAAAACTGGGGATCTGTGGGGCCCCCGCCCTCCCTGGCTCTATGGATCCTAAAAACCCTGGGTGGCAAAAACATTTAACCCCCTGCCAACATACCGACCCGCCGATTTCGCATTGTGGTATGGCGTTTCACTATGTGAAATGGCACATTGTGCCTAGCATACAATGGCCACAATGTCAAATAACCATGCTGGCATTGTGGTTATTTGTTAGCATAAAAAAGCCACAATGTCAAATAACCATGCTGGCATTGTGGTTATTTGCTAGCATAAAAAAGCCACAATGTCAAATAACCATGTTGGCATTGTGGTTATCCTGGCCATTTGACAATGCGGGTTTTTTAGTGTAGGCAAATAACCATGTTGGTATTGTGGGTATTTATTTTTGTTGACATAGTGCCAGGTTTCATGTAAGCAAATTGTCGCCAAGCGGGCACGATAGCGACATTCTATTGTGGGCCTGATACCCATAGTTATAGTCTATCAACGCTGGCATTTCATACAGCTCATTTATCGCATCGTGAAATAGGCCTGGCAAGGCACTTTATAGGCGTTTTGAGCGGTTTTTTGCTTGTCTGATACCCTAGCCTACATACCCTCAAAATAACGCGCCAAAATCGATTCTATGACTTAGGGTTTTCCCTAGGTTTTAAAACCTGGTTTTTTTATTACTTTTGGCAATATTAGGGTTTTTATACCCTAAAACCTAGGGTTTTCCCTAGTAGAAGAATGCCCAAAACATTTAAAATAGTGTTTACCGAAACAAACCACAAAGGGTTTTTATATGCAACTACTCAATATCGATCAAAACGCTAAAACAGTAAAGGGGCAAAGCATTGGGTATCTTACTGGCGTGCTGTACTTTGCTCCCTCTGACCTATCGGGTTACCAAGTATGCCCAATGGCCAGAATGGCACAATGCGAAACCCCTTGTCTCAATAGCGCTGGCCGAGGGGCATTCTCTAATGTGCAAATTTCCCGTATCAATCGGACAAAATTCTTTTTTGAGAATCGACAAGGGTTTTTTAATCAGTTAATCGATGAAATAACGAAGCTTGTCAAAAAAGCAAAAAAGCTAAATTTAATCCCTTTAGTCCGATTGAATGGGACAAGTGACATTAAGTATGAAAACGTTTATTTTGACCACAACGGCCAACAAGTAACAATTTTTGACGTTTTCCCCGATGTGCAGTTTTATGACTATACAAAAATCCCTAATCGGCGTGATTTGCCCAAAAATTACGATTTGACGTTTTCTTACTCCGGTGTGATGTTATTTCAAAAATACGTCAATAAAGCATTGGAAAACAATTTGAGAATGGCGGTAGTATTTTCTGATTCTAATTTTCCCGATACTTTTCTTGGCCGTTCTATTGTTAATGGCGATGATTCTGACGTGAGAATTTTAGATCCTAATGATTCTATTGTGGCTTTGTATGCTAAAGGCAAGGCCAAAAAAGACACTTCGGGTTTTGTAGTCAAAACCTAAAATTCTAGGTTATAGGGCATTTTGTGCCCTATTGCATAGAATTTTCTATAGGGAGTTATATTATGACCAAAACAGAGTATATACAAAATAAGCGTGATAGCGTGCCAAGTGTCTTAGCTAAAATCGCCATTGATATAGCGCATTATCGGACAAAAAATTATTACCCTTATACAGAATGGGAAAAACAAGCCGATAGCGCCTATGTTGAAATTTTGCTTGCATACAATGACGATGATAAGCTTTGCAAATTGTCCAAAAACGCGAATCAATACTTTTTTAAAATGCCCGTATGGGGTTATTCTGGTACTTAATGGGAGAATCTAAAATGCTACCTTCAATCATGATCTATAGTAAAAAAACTGTATATACCAAAACAGGCAAACCAAAAGCCGAATGGTCAACTGTAATCGATGGTAAAACGATTACAGCACCAACTAAAAAAGCACTACAGCAACTGATTCAAGAATTATTTTCAATTATTTAAGGGGGAAATTATGACTACACGATCACTATCAACGATTGCCAAGGATATTCGCACCGACTGGAAAAAACCATACTTCGGCGCTGTCCCATATCTTGATGCCATGCGAGATTTGAACGACATAAACGATAAATACGGGTTCGATTCAGCGAGATCAATTGTGCAATATTTCTTGGCCAATGCTGGCACATGGCGAGGTGACACGGCCAAGCGCATCAAAGCAGAATTGAAAGCAATGTGACCAACCAGGTTGTGTTGTTTTTATGCAACTTAGGGTTTGTCCTAGTATACCAAGGCAAACCCGACACCTAAAATTTAGTCTTACTTAACTGAAAGGGAAATCATGTCAAATTATCTCGAAGCTCAAATTGCCAATTCTAAGGGCAAATTCATTACTGTTACATTCACCAAAAACGATGGGACAATTCGCACAATGAATTGCAGAACAGGCGTGACTAGCAAATTGTCGGGCGGAAAATCGACAGTCGATCACGATAAGTATTTAGTGGTTTACGATGTCAAAAACAATGGTTATCGCTGTATCAATCGTCAAAGTATCTTGTCTGTTAAAACAATGGGCAAGACAATTACAATGGAAGGGGTTTAAAATGAAATTACACATTGACAACTACAGTTTATTTGTTCAATACTTGGCCGACTACATTTCAGAAGAAATCAGCCGTGGCGAGGTGATCACGTCTTATACGATTGACGATGCCATTGACGCCTATTTAAATGGCGCTGCTGATAATGAGGTGACAGAATGAAACCAATGACCGATTATGAAAAACGCCTGACTGCCAAAAACGTTTTGGCTGCAGTTAAGGACATTAACAAATTGAACAAACGTGGGTATAACTTTTTGTATCTTTGCAGCGGGTTTATTGCCCATTACGATATCAACGGGTTCAAAGCATATTACTCAGACCATAGTTTACATGCGGACATTGACCGATATGCCAAGCAAAACCAATGGAGCAATTTTAAACCTAATGATCGAGATTATGATTATTACATGGCCAAGCGTGACTGCTACAATCAAATTCTGGGCGGCTTGGTTGCCAGAGAATATATCGACACACTATTTGGTGACGCTGTTAAATTCCTGCAAGATCACGTTAAAATCATTCACGTTAAGGGGTAAACATGAAAACATATGAGATCAAATTCACATCGGAGGTTTTTGTTGTGGTTGAGGCCGATAATGTTGATGATGCAGAAAATCAGGCCATTGAACACCTCAAAGGGTTGACTGGTGCTGATTGGCGAGAAAATATTTATATGACCGATATTGACGAGGTGCAAAATGAAAGTATTTAAAATGACTGTAAGCATTCTGGTTGAGGGCGACAGCCCCACAGACGCTGTTAAAAACGCCCTGAGTGACCTTGAATATGTTTTGGAGATGGACACATCCATTTGTGGCTATGACAAACCCAGAGCGCCCAAATTGTATAAAGAATACGACACATCGGGCTGGACATTGGAAATGGTAGGAGAAGAAGAATGAGTTATCCACACAGAACCTATACCACAGTTGAGAAGGTGTGGTTTTTGATTTACATTCTTGTAATGGCCATTATGCTGGTGCAAACGTTTATCTTTTTTGGAGGTTGATATGGGCTTAGATATGTACTTGTTGGGTAAGCAATACCTGTGGCGTAGTGAAGAGGAACCCAAACGCAAGGAAATTGCGGAAATGTTGGGCGTGGACAATTATGAGGTCGATGAGGTGCGGTTTGACCTAATGTACTGGCGTAAAGCAAACGCCATTCACGGCTGGTTTGTCAATGTCGTACAAAATGAAAATGACGATTGTGGCGAATATGGGGTAGAACGTGAACAGCTTGAAACCTTGCGTGACCTGTGCAAGGAGGCACTTGACACTCGCAGTACCGAACAATTGCCGCCAACAGCGGGGTTCTTTTTTGGTGACGCTGAGATTAATGATTACTATTGGGAATACCTGCAAAATACTTTTGATGGTTTGACCAAGTTGTTAAATGACCCCAAGACCAAGAAAATGGCTTTTTACTACAGATCATCATGGTAAACACGATACAATTTGACACACAGGCCGACTTGTCGGCTTGGCTAAATGAAAACTTTCCTGAGCGTCAAGCCGTGGAAGTTACCAAACTGGGCTCAGGTTTGTGGGCTTTTGCCAATGACAACATACTGCAACTATTTATAGGTGAACCTAATGAGAGTTTTAGTAGCGTGTGAGTATTCTGGGGCGGTGAGGGATGCCTTCACCGAACTTGGCCACTATGCTATGTCGTGCGATCTGTTACCGACAGACGCACCACATGGTTTGCATTATCAGGGTGACGTTTTTGACATCATTGACCAAGGCTGGGATTTGATGGTAGCGCACCCGCCTTGCACCTACCTATGTTCGAGCGGTCTGCATTGGAACAAACGCAGGCCAGAACGCGCCCAGCAGACTGAGGAAGCCCTTGAATTTGTCCGGCGACTGATGGATGCACCAATCGAGCGTATTGCCATTGAAAACCCGATTGGGTGCATTGGCACACGCATTCGACCCTATGACCAGAAAATACAACCTTATGAGTTTGGTCACGATGCCAGTAAAGCGACTTGCCTTTGGCTCAAAAACCTGCCAAAATTGAGGTCTACCAGTTATTATCCACCCCGCATGGTCAATGGCACACCCCGATGGGGCAACCAGACCGATAGCGGCCAAAACAAATTACCACCAAGTGAAGACAGATGGAAAATCAGAAGCGAAACATTCAGTGGGATAGCAAAAGCGATGGCGACACAATGGACTACCAACGTGAGCTCTTAAAACATTGGCCGTTTCCACGGCAACTACTGGACGACAAGCCACACACAATGCCAAGTTTGGTGTTGGAAGGCATGGACGAGGCCCCGTTTTGAGATCAGCACTTTTGGGGTTGGCCTTGGTGTCAACCCACACCATAGCGGGTCAGGCTTTGCTTAAAATCGAGGATTATTATGGCAAAGAGGCCACGTTGATGTCCTCGCCCTGTGACGGGGCAAGGGATATTTACGAGGGCTACACCACGGGAGAGGATCAGCGGTTAAAATACCTGTGCTGGTTTCCTATGGGCAATGGTGTTTATGTGATTGACATGAATACCAAGGCGGGAACTTGGGTGACCCCAAGTACCAGGTCGGCAAAGAAAACACCCAGGTTGGAGAAATTATTGTGACCGATGAACAAATTATTGAGGCGGCAAAACAATTGGGGTTTGAGCGTATGCGTATAGACCACGATTATTATGTTTGCTTTTCAAAAGAAATCGTGGAATTTGCCAAACTGGTAGCACAGCATGAAAGGCTAATGTGTTCCAAGTTTTTACAAGAAACCATGAACCCTTTGAAACCTGAGTACATCGATCAGATCGAGGAGGGTATTTGGAATGACTGACGAACAAATCATTGAGATGGCAAGGCAAGTTATTGATATAGATACAGACAAGCGCGGTCGTCACACCTTTGTGTGTGATGAATACGGACTTAAAGCCTTTGCCAATCTGGTAGCACAGCATGAGCGTGAGCGAATTTTTAGTGAGTTGTTTGAAATGCACCTCAAAGCACAAAGGATTCACAATCATTATTTGCACGCTGTAATGCACATAAAAGCAAAAGACAAAGCAAGAGGTGAAGCATGATTGATGAACAAAAATATACATTTGCTTTGCCACCCAAACCCGTGGGATATTGGGTTTTGTATGAAGGCGCACCGCAGCTAATGATGTTTGCGATGCACCACAAACCGACTGAACAGCAGATCAAAAACACAGAAGAATTGCTGGGATGGAAATGGAGAGACGAATGACTGACCGAAGCGCACTAGGCGACTATTTAAAAAACCTATACCAGTTTGATGAGCTAACCAAAGATCAGGAAGCAAGCTTGGCCAAACAGATACAAGCTGGCGATCAGGCGGCACTTGATCTGCTGATCAAGCATAACCTGCGGTTTGTTGTATCGGTGGTCAAGGAGATGCCAGACTGGCGACATGGCAGTATGCCAATTGAAGACATTTTGGGGTATGCCAACAAGTGGCTGGTGGTTGCGGCCTTGCGCTGGAAACCCAAAAACGATGCAAGGTTTTGCACCTACGCCAAGAAGTTTATTCAGCGGGGTGTAAGGCGGGATATCAACAACAACGACAAGATGATTCGACTGCCTGTAAATGTGGAGGAAGAGGTGAGGAAGTTGACCTACCTTGAGCGTAAAATGTCACAGCAGTTGAACCGTGACCCAAGTGATGCCGAATTGGCACTTCAAATGGGCACAACAGAAAAGCGGGTTGGGCAGATCAAGAGCTACATCAGCAGAGAGCCAATTAGCCTAGATGCCTTGAACATTGAACACTTAACAGATGAGAGGGATGAATGAAACTATATAACGCACCAAGAAATTGCCGGATTATGACCAAGCATGGTGACGAGTACAACTTTCACCACATTGAGGGTGAATATGCACATTGTACTGATGACGATGGTAATGCGGTACGACTGCCAGCAAACGAGGATGTTTTATTGATTGATCCAAAGGGGAAACACAAATGACCAAAGTACGAATTACAAAGTGGCACGATGAGGGCAAACTGGTTTGCATCGAGGCCTATGACGAGAATGGCAAGCATGTGGTAGATTTCGTCTGGGATGAGCGTGACGAGCAAACACCAGAAAACCTGCGTAAGTTTGACGAGTGGGTATTTCATATGATGAAGAATATGGACTTGGAGTTGATCGATGATTAAAGACCACCCAACTGACCCCGACAAAGTGGTTTACGAAAGTCGTAAATATGACTTAAATGTCAACGCAATGGCCAAGCCTGAATGGGTTGGTCTGACGGATGAGGAGATTGACATAATTCGTAGTACGCCCATGTCAGTTGAAAATGGCGTTGGTTTCAATATCTACACATACGCTAGAGCCATCGAAGCCAAACTCAAGCAAAAGAACGGTTACGCCGAGGAGAAGAACACATGAGCGCTAAACTAATTCCAGCCGAAGAAGTGGCCGCTGTTATTTTAAAAACGCTGAACGATGTCGCGTCTGAATATCCTAAAGAGGAGCGCAATGAAATGAAGATCGCCATTCTCAACTCGTTAAGCAGGGCCATGTTCAATGGGCCAGTTGAAAAGGAGAAGAACACATGACAGACGAGGACTTGGTTAAAAACCTAGCTTGGTTTAGAGAAGAGGCTGGTCTTGAATCTGCGTACCCCGTTACGCACCCCATGTCAATGTTTATTAGGGCAATCGCCGCAAGAGAGCGCCTAAAGAAGCGTGAATGGGTTGGGCTGACTGATGAGGAGATTGAACACGCATACATGCACACAGTCGATTTTGTTGATATGGCCAGAGTGTTGGAAGATATTTTGGAAGAGAAGAACACATGAGATACGAACAATCCAAACCACTCGTTGAGGAGCTGATGGATATTGCGGTGTTGTTTCACGCAAGCCCAAGCTTGCTGCGCCAAAAGATTGCCGAGGCTATCAACAAGCACATCCCTGATCTTGATCCCGCTTGCATGGAGCGC